AGCTGAAATGGATGCAATCCAAAAATCAAAAATGAACTTTCAAGATGCTAAGCAAGTTGAAATTTCATATGCTGACAAAGAAAAAGCAGTTATTCTTTCACGCATCACAGGTAAGTCAATCAATGATACCAAATTTGGTCGTCAACTAGCAGAAAAAACTGGTGCTCATTTGCCATCAGCAACATGGGAACTTGAAGTTTCTATGGCTATGGAAGCTGAAGTTCGTAGAAAGTTGATCGTTGCTCCATTGCTACGTAATGTTACAATGCAAACCAACGTTATGACGATTCCAGTGAATCCAGAAGCAGGTTACGCAACTTGGGTTACCAATGCTCAATTCGGTTCATCAAATTCTTCAGGTTCAAATGCTACGCATCAACTAAAAGAAATCACTTTGAACGCATATAAAGTTGCTACCAACGAATATATGGCTTACGAAGAAGAAGAAGATTCACTAATTGCTCTAATGCCTATCGTTCGCGATGCTATGGTTCGTAGAACAGCTCGTGCAATCGACAAAGCATTCTTGCTAGGTGCAGGTTCAGGTTCAGATCCAGTTAAAGGCCTTGGCGTTTATGCTGGCGTGTCTTCAACAACTGGTGCAGTTGCTACTCCTAACACAGTTGCTAAACTACGTTCACTACGTAAAGATCTTGGCGCATTAGGTCTCGACCCTAACGAAGTTACTTTCATCGTTAATACCGATACATATTACGATTTGCTAGAAGATACTACATTCCAAACCATGAACCAAGTTGGTGTTCAAGCTACACTATTGACCGGTCAAATCGGTTCAATCGGTAACTCACCAGTTCTAGTTTCAGCAGAACTACCATCAAAAACTTCAGGTACAAACCTAGCAGCAACAACCAGCAACATCGGTGCTCTAGCTGTTTACACACCTAACTTTATCGTTGGTAACCAGCGTGGTCTACGTATGGATACACAAGAACTAGTGGAAACACAACGCAGAGTTCTAGTGGCTAGCCTACGTACTGGTATGACACAAATCTCTACAAACCTAGGTGCTGGTGTTGCAGCTCTACGTTACACAGCTTAATTAAGCTTAAAGATGGGACTTCGGTCCCGTCTTTTATATGTACTGCGTGCAGTGCATATAAAAGATAAAAAGGATAAATTATGGGATTACCTCTAGTTACACGACAGGAATATAAAACCTATCAAGGCATCACCAGTAATAGTAGTGACTCTGTAATTGATGAGTTAATCGTAAAAGTAAGCGAGCTGGTGAAAACTATGTGCCGCAGAACTTTTGTAGACCATGTAGATGACATTAAAGTAGAGTATAATGAAGGCGGATCAAATGCGATCTACTTAGAAGAATACCCCGTGATCTCCATTAGTCAAGTTGAGTATTCTACTGATTATGGTAATAGCTATACTACATTAACTGAGTATACAAACTATGTACTTAGTAAAACTACTAATAGTTTAAGACCTCTATTGATGACTGCACAGTCATATGATGAGACTACCTACAGTGCATACAGCAACTATGGAAATAAAGTAGAACCAATCTTTCCAGAAGCTATTAACGGTTATAGAATCAGTTACACAGCTGGTTATCAAGTGATACCACAAGATTTAAAGTTAGCGATATTAGATATTATTGCTTACTACATCAAAAATGATTCAGCTATTCATACACACAAGTTAGCTAACCCTAATACTATGCAGGTTGAGTATATTTCAAGTACACATTTCCCTGCACATATTAAGCGTATTTTAGACTTGTATACCGCGAATTATAATTAATTATGAGTGTAGCAGAATTCACTCAGACTCTTCAAAGTCAAGTTTATAAGAACTGGATTAATACATTAGATAAAAGTATTATACACAATAGTGTGAAGTCTTTAAGAAGTAGTCAAGAAGTTGCAGATAAAACTTCTTTCTACTTTACAGAAAAGAATCTGAAAGATATGTATAAAACCTTAACAGGTTTAAACATGGAAATACACGATGTGCAAGTATTTATGCAAAATCTTGCAAAACCTAGTTCTAATAAAAAAGGTGCACTAGAGGGTCAATTTATTAAAGTTGCCGGTAGTAATGCAGTATTATTTGAGTCAATTGGATTCGATACTATTAGTAAAAGATTAGTTAAAATCTTTGATGAAGATGGTAATATACAGGAAAGATACAAAAAAGCTGAAGAAGATTACTATGATGCTCAAATTGCTGAACTAAATAAGGATAAAACTTTAAAAGGTAAAGCAAAGCAAAAAGAAATAGATGATATTGCTAAAGAAGCAAAACGTAGAGGTAGCTTTGGTGGGTTTTTTAATAAAGGTCACGTTGTAGGGGTTGCTACAAACTTAGTTAAACATTTTAAAGATGAAGTAGCTGCAACAGATAAGCTAGCTGAAAATCAACGAAATGTTTTAATTCAGGTACTTGATAAGTATATTGATAAACTACAAAAAGACGATCTAGACTCTGCAAACTTACCTGATGCTGTCAATCAAGAACTATATGCTAGTTATATTAAATCTAGTAATAAGTATTTAGTTGAGATACAGTATGGTAGTGAAAATATTGAAGCAGGTAGAGCCAGTATACCTTTTGTAACAGAACTAAGAAAATTATTCTCTGTATCTGAATCTGATCTAGCAAGTATAGTAACTAAATCTCCTGCACTTGGTGAATCATTGCTAACCACAAAAGGCTCACCAAGCTATGTAGACATATTAGTAAAAGAATTAGCTGATATGATGGTAGGTAAAAATTCTACAAAACAAGTATACCAAGTTAAGGATGTCTTAATAGGTAAAAAAACTACTAAGATTCAAAAACCTAAAAAGAATACTCAAAAGATTCAAGAGTTAAAGGGTTTGAAGTCTAAGCTAAAAGCAGTTAAAAAAGACCCTAAACAGTTTGTTGAAGCAACTAAGCCGACTTATAGTTTAGCTAATTTACTAGTACTACTACAAGATAATATACAAAATGTAGTATCAGCTAATATGGGCGATGGTAACGAACGCAATATTTTAAATTACAGAACAGGTAGATTTGCGGCGTCAGTGCAGGTAGAGAGCCTATCAGAGTCTAGACAAGGTATGATTACTGCTTTTTATAGGTATATGAATAACCCTTACGCGACCTTTTCTGAGGGCGGCAGGCAGCAAAATCCAAAAAGCAGAGACCCTAAACTGTTGATTGCAAAATCAATCCGAGAATTAGCAGCCACTGTAGTAGGCAATAGATTAAGGGCTGTACAAGCATGACAAAAAGAACTTCGATATTAAAGGCCATTGTTGAAAAGCTTAAATTAGGCTTAGATGGCAGTCAGTACGAAACTAACATATATAATAATGCATACCCAAAGATTAAATTTTGGGATGAAGTAAATGACTTTCCAAGCATCTATGGTAGCACAGGCTCCGAAACTAGAGACTATCTACCTGGAGGCTTTACCTGGGGATATATTGGCATCTCATTAAAGCTGTACTGTAAGGGAGAGTTCGCCCAAGATCAGCTTGAACAGTTGTTGGAAGATGTAGAGTCAGTAATTGACAAGAATAGAGTGCTGGAGTATGACACCACAAACCATTATGAAACTACTGAAATTTTAGTAGTTTCTATAACTACAGACGAAGGCTTGCTCTATCCCTACGCTGTAGGTGAAATAAACCTTCAGGTTAGATACCAGCTCATGTAACCGTATGGATGATACCAGCACAGATAATAGTCTAGTAAAGTATCTAAGTACTAAATAAAGGAAATAAAATGGCATTAAATCTAGTACGTAATAGTAGAGTATTCTTTACTACAAACGTGGATTCCTCAACTGGTGTCGTAGCCACTACAGGATTCAACGCAACAAACACCAACGAAATCCAAGTTCTAGACGGATTTACGTTCTCACAAAATACCAATGCTGACACCGTTACCATCTCAGAAGCTGGCGTAGCCCCAGTTCGTGGTCAACGTAGTTTCAACACCAGCTTGGCTCCAGTGGACTTCTCACTGTCAACATATATTCGCCCATTTAACGCAACTGGTTCAATTACTGCTGAAGAATCAGTATTATGGAACGCACTGTTAAGTGTGAATGCAATTTCAACAGCTAATACCGTTACAGTTGGTGGTACAATCTCAGGTGCTACGTATGCATTCTTAGGTGGTGATGGTACAATTACCCTAGCAGGTACAAGCTTAACATATAGTGGCTTAGCAGTTGGTGATGTGGTTGTGATCTCTGGTCTATCACACGCAACTGACGGTGTGATCTT